TCAATTTGTCGGCATTTGTCGTTCCGTCAGGAGATGCAGTCACATTGCCTGAAACGGTTGCTCCTTGCGAGCCACTTGTAGCCGCCCAAGGCGACACATTCCAAGCGGCACTCTGCAAAAGCGAGTTGGCAGCACTCGGCTCCACCAGTAACGCAGGGCAGCCAGCCGTTCCTCCGCTCGTATAGTAATCCAAGCGAGGCACACCCGAAGCCACGGACTCAATGAAGCCAGCCGAATTGAATCGGGTAGCAGTCGTTGCACGGGTTACATTGAAGTCCCCCGATGCACCAAGAACCACACCGCCTGAAGTCGTTGCCAAGGGTGTGTAAAGTTTGCCCGTTTTGAATCGTGCAGGTACTAAAATCAGCGATGGTGTCGGCATTCTTAGAAATTGTAGATTGCAGCGAATCGGACGAACAGGCAGCCATTCACGGCAGCCTCGGCAGCGGTTGCCCCATCAGCCGTAGCCCTTGCATTAAAAGCACCCCAAACTCCGGCAGCAAGTCCGCCGATGAGCATATTGGTCGGGTAGCCGTAACCGTAGCCGATAATCATTAGAGGAATGTGTAACCGATGACGGAACCTGCGCTTGGAGTAACGGCCGTAATCTTGCCGCCATTGCGACCGCTTATCACGATGCCAGCGGAAACGGACTTACCACTCAAAGCGTAAGCGGTTAGCAGGTTCTCGCTTCCAGTTCCAGTAAGGGTTGTGAAGGTCGCAGCGGCGTTGACTACAAGGAAGTCGTAGTTCTTCCCGGACACGGCAGCATCAACGAATTCCATCGTACCACCTTGGCCGAGCATTTGTTGCAGAATAGGTGTAGGCATTTTTTAGCGTTTAATTGTAAATGTCTTTTAAGTTGGAATTTCACAAACTGAATGACCATAGGGGATTTCAAAGGTCATCGTCGCCTGCCACCCTGCCGTGCGGTCATCCCGGCTCTCTACGAACCTTGTAAGCGATACGTTGGATGAGAGGGTCCAGTCCTCATTCGGGTCGTTTGTGAGCGACGATATGAAGTCCTGTGCGATTTGCAACTGGTCGCTTAAAACCTCGTCCTCGTTATCCTGCCAACCCAGCGTAGGACTGCCCGAAACCACTCCGCCCATCGGCTTAATGGATTCAACACGGTCAGAAAAGTAAACCCCAACCACCAAGTCCAAAGTACCAGCGTCAGTATTTGCAGACTGAACGTCCGCAAAAACGAGCGGATAGACGATTCGCTCACGGCTTGGGGTTCGAAGGTTGATGGTGTTGTCCGTGCCTATCGCCAACGGGTCCCCTGTTCCGAACGAGTTTACTTGCGGATGGTTGTTGGCAAGGTCCAAGAGAGCCTGCTTGATTTTTATCCAAGACATAGTTTTGCAGTTTCAGTATGTTCTTCTTGTGCGCACCCATCGTTAGCAGTCATTACACGCCCCGAATTGACCGTAGGGATAGGGGTAGTCCAAGTTGCTGATTCCCATCCTCCTGTTGCGGTCCAAGACCATCCCGGTGCGGTAGTTCGTAGCGTTCGGGTAAATCGTATCCAAAGCAGACGGAGGCGAGTTCCACAAGGGGTATGAATTGCGGTTCTCCATCAAGTACCGGGTAATGCGTTCGGAGTACCACTCGGCATCGTTCTTGACCTTATCGGTTAGCCGGGTAATCTCTTCCATGCTCATTTGGGAGGATTCCTCGCTCGTTCTGCGAACCATCCCCTTGTTCATGTACTTGAACGCTAAGACCATCGGCAACTCGTAGTAGAGCCATTGAATCATAGCAGGCTGGATGTAGTCCTCCAAGAGCGTTTGGTTGAGTGCAGAGGTTGAACCGCTGACGACCTGCGTAACCAATTCCCCGTACAACGGAGAGCCAACGATGGGTTGAATCCGCATCTCTTGGACCTTGATGACCGTAGGCCGTATCTGCGTGTAACTGACGTTCTCGTTGATGATGCTATTGTCGAGCAGCGTTTCTTCGCTTATGAATAGTGCCTTCATGCCTTTGAAATTTTGTTGCCTTTGCGGATTACCAACTGCTGCTCCCATACATGGCGACATTGGGGGCGATTCACTCCGCTCGGTGTGTGATACCAACCGCCTCTGCGATTCCATACCGAATATCCCATGATCGCACTAATTCCGTCGATGTCCTCCCGGGTGTAAACCTTGCCCTGCCCGGCCAAGTCCAACATGACCTTGCAGAACTGACGGCTTGAACCTTTGTCCTTGTTGCTGAATCCCGTGGCCCATGCATACTTGTAGCGCACCTCCAAGACTGGCTCGGCAACTTCCTTGACATTCTTGGGCAGGTTCTGCTCTGCAATCTTGTCCACGGCCCGGCTGATTGGGTAGCGGTCCTTGGTGATTAGGTAGGCGACTCGCTTGGCGACCTTGGCTTTACTCACCCCGAACTCCTTCGCCATTTCTTCAACGCTTGCGTCCCGGTTCTTCTTGCGATACGCCTCAATCTTGAGATCCAATTCTTTTTCTTCTTCGCCTAATTCGGCAAAGGCCAAGCGGATGTTTTCGTCTATGTTCGCATCGAACCGCATCGGCTTTGAGTGCATCACATGGTAATCGTCGGCATGGCATCCGAACTTACTTGCAACGACCTCCAAGACCTTGAACTCTTCGTCGCCCCATCCGTAGTCCTCATCGTCTTCTTGGCCCCATTGAGGCTCGCTGAACTCTTGAGACTGAACGCCCAGCATCGTGTCAATCTCTTGGGCAGACAAACCGAATCCAGCCGAAAGCATGGTCCGAGCCATTTCCAACGTGATTTTGTCCTGCATATACTGACGCACGATTCGCATCAGGTTTTGGTACTCACGGCCCGACAACTTCTTGATGTTGTCGTTGCTGGCAAGTTGCTCCACGGATTGCGGTTGCTCGTCGGGTTGGGGGTTAGGTCCAACCACGTCAGCAGGCTTTTCCAAAGGTTGCAGACCTGCCTTTTCCCTTAATTCGTCTTTGGTCATTATCTGCAACAGGGCTTGTTCGCTTAGTCGCTCCGTGATGGGTTCCACCGGGATAAGTTCCATACCTTCCACGCCATTAAAGGATCCCAAATAATTGATCATCCGCTCAACCTTGCGTACCCTGTCGTTCACATATGTTGCCTTAAACAACTCGTAAGCCTCGACCAATTCATTGCGTCCACCCAATTGGCCCTCGGTCTTGACTCCGAATAGCATGGGGTTGGTTACACGATGGGCAATGAATATCTCTTGCTGGATTGATTTGTTTAATACCTCGAACTGCTTATCCATGTCGGACGGAGTGAGCGGTTCAAGTGTCGGGGCGTTCGCTGCTTCATCGTTGAAGGTTACAACGAAGCGACCAGCGTTGTCAGTTCCCGAAAACTTGCGTTTGATTTGCCTTTCGATGTCGCCTTGCTCTTCGGGGGTCGGGATGCCGTTGTTGAAATTAATCAAGTAACCGCCCCAAAAGTTGTTGCGGAGGTTGTTGTTGTGGAAGTTGGCCACCTGTACGTCTGCCTCAATCCAAGCGTTCCCCCCGATGTATTCCGGCAAAGGATAGTGTTTCACGCCAGCAGCATACACCCGATAGTAGAACAACTGCTTACCGAGGCGATTCTCCGGGTCGAATGCCGGGATTTTCTCGATGTCCCCGACCTTGGGGAATAACTGCATCATGTCGTCGTTGTACCAGTAAGCGACCTGAAACATCTTCTCCTCCTTGTCCACCCGGATTTTCTCGAACGGGATGTGTTCCATCTTGGCGATGGTTCCCAACTTGGACCAAGTAACCGCAACTGCGAATCCATTGAATAGTTCCAAGTCAAGGACCAGTTTCTCCGTGATGTCGTTCAGGTCCTCCGTGCTGGAAAGTCCGTCAAAAAACTTGATGAACCGGGCCTGCTGCTCCACGGTCAAGTCATCCCCTGCCTGCCATCCTCCGCCCATGATGTAGTTGACCTTGCCGTTGACAATAGCGTTGTGCTTGGACGACCTGCGATAGTTGTCAAGCAGGTAGTAGGGATACTCGTTCGCAAAGCCGTAGGTGATGTACTTGCCGGAGCGATTCTCCAACATCACGGGGACCTTATGCTCTATCCCAAGCCATTGGGTGAAGTGCTGCGTTGACTTGCTCATAGGGTGTGAACTGTGAATGAAAGGGCTGAAATTGCAATACTTCCACCGCTATC